TACCCTGGCAGCGATCTTCTCGCGGATCATGGGGGCCAGCCGCTCCCCCTGACTAACTACGATCTTCTCGCTGGGGATCTCAGCGGGCCAGATGCGAACCGTGTATCCCCGGTTCGGTAGCTCATGCAGGAGATCCTGCTCTGACTGAGGGGTGCCAAGATACATCACCCTCCCCTCAGGCTTCAAGATAGCGTTGAACTCCTCAGTGGCAGAAGCGATCTTATCTCGCATCGCCTGAGTAGCAGAGTTCTGCTTGGTCACCACGTCGTCAGCGATAATGATGTCCGCTCGCCCACCCGTAAGCTGACTGAAGATACCCTTACTGGTCAGTGATGGAGAGTGAGACGGCGGGGCTGGCCCAACATCGAAGGCAATCTTAGAGTTCCGCTGCTCATCCCGAGGTAGCAGGTGCTCCGTCAGTTCCCCCATCTCATGGATGAGACGGAGGGTAAACGTGGTGAAGTCGTCGGCTCGAATCTTGGAGCCAGAGACAACTTGGATCAACTTGGTGGGGTCCAGTAGAAGCGTCCAGACACAGAAGGCAGACGCAATGTAGCTCTTGCCCACACCCCGGAAAGCCTCCACGACCACTCGGTCTCCACCATGCTGCATGAAGTCCGCGATGTCATACTGAACCGGGGTCGGATCAGGTAGACCGATGGCCTTCCATGCTAGGTAGGTGAAGTTCTTGAACCCCGAGGGGCCAGTGAAGACTTCCGGTATCTGCATCAGACTAGGACAGTGACGTAGAACAGAGCTTGCTCCGAAGCGTAGTTATTCATCTGGATGCGGAACCTGGGTGTCCAGGGGATCGTGATGATCTGACGCTCGATGGGGACCGACAGTGACAGGGTTCCCGTAGTATGCGTCTGCATCAGGCCATATGAAACGCCGTTATTCAGGCTACCTTGGATCGCTGTAGAGTGGGTAGTCGCTTCAGAAAGCCCATCAATAGACTTGGAAACGATGTCAAAGACAATCTCTTCTCGGCTGCTGGGAAGCTCCCCTACATTAAAGTCTATGTATTCTAGGGTAACGCGAGACCCTTCAACAATACCGTTAATGTCTTTTCCGAATCGACCGACATACTTCTGATGATAAGTAGGATGATATGCTCTCCTCATTACTCCCCCGATGCTTTGCGGATAGGTTCTTCTGGATCGTGGAACGGAACAAGATCAGCCAGCTTCTGAAGGCTGCTTCCCTTGTTGGCTAGGTCTGCCGAACTAATGCTGTTGTCCTTCAAGAACTGGCGGGCCACGTTGAGATCCGCTGGGCAGTAGTCGCCAGACTCCAGCTTCATCAAGAGTTCCTTGGTCAGAAGCCCATGTAGATCGGCCAGCAACTTATCAATGTTGTCGGTCATTCCATCACCCACACTTCTACGTCACCCCCGTTTGGGTTAGTAGACATGACGATCTCGGCCCGGTGTGCCCGGACTAGCGGGGTATCCTTGTGGTAGTAATCGTCGCTCTGCGCGGATGTTAGGTCTGCCCAATACGTTTGATCCGTGGCACCCATAATGCCTTGGATCTTACTGGTAAAGGACATGCCACTGGCGGAAGTCCTAATGTGAACCGCACCTTTCTCGATCTCGCTGCCCTTGAAGTCAGTGAACCAAGTGACGTATTTGGTTCCGGTCTCTGCGGCTGAAAAGGTTGCATCCCCTACTTTGCGAGTCTTCATGTCTGTCTCCTACTTGATAGATGAAATGACAAGGGCACTGACGGCGGGGATAAGACCACCCATCAGACCCCAGATACCACAACGGACCTTGAGCATGGCAATCTCTTTTTCCACCTGTGTCATGCGGTCAATCATGTATTGCTGCACTGTCCGTGCATTGTTCCTTTCGTGACGGATCTCTTGTGTTAGGCGGTTAATCTCTGTCATCACAAGTTTGCGATACTCATCCCAGCCGTTACTCTCTGCCATGACTCTCTTTAGATTTTGTGTCCGTATACGATGATGCGAGCGCCAGACTGGATCGTGGGGCTCTCGAATCGGAATCGGTGATACGCCGGGATACCATAAATCGAGTGGGTGAAGATATCACCACCACTATTCCCGATCAGGAAGTTGGTGCTTATCTTCGTAGAACCGTCGGCTGGTAAGTTAAAATGCCAACTGTAGGTAAAGGGATAGTCGGTATCTCCAGGACGATCAGCCACATTGCGGTGAATAGATGACCAGTCCGTGCCGTTGGTGCTGATCTCTTGGTAGATAAAAGGGTTACCGCCCCAGCGAACATTAGTCAGGGTTACTGTGTAGAAAAGATACGCAGAGTCATACCAAGAAGGAGTCCCCCCTGCCCAAGTGTTGATATAAGCACCGCCAGACAGCCCCCCCGCTGTAAAGACTTGGTCAATCTTACTCCCTGTTCCCGCTCCAATAGCAGAATCTACATAGTTCTTAGTGGCCCCATCATCTGATACAGAGGGCTCTGCTAGATTAGTGATGCGCTGGTTCCCCATGTCCAGCGTCCCTGTGGGCACCGCAAAGGAGCTAAGGGATACGCTACCAAGTTCCGTCAGCCAATCAGATAGATCCGCAGCCAACGCAGTGCTGACCGAGACGGCTCCAGTATCCTTGTCTACCTTCAGGTAGCGATCAAAGCTGCCCCCAGGTGCCGTGATGAACCCGGCCTCCTTGAGCTTGTTAAAGGTCACCGACTCATCCGCCAACTTGCCCTCAGTCACTGCCAAATCATTGAGCTTGGCCGTGGTAACCGCAGAGTCTTGGATAGCCGCAGTGTCCACCGCATCATCCGCAAGATTGGCAGCGGTCACCCCGTCCGTCTTGATCTCGAAGCTGCCCACCGAGTTCTCACTGAGAATCAGGGTGTTTAGGAATCGAGCCTTACCAAAGTTCTGGACACTGATGACCGTCCCGTTAGCAGGAAAGTTTGCGCCGAAGCTCAGGGTGCTATTAGTGCTTCCTGCGATTACCGTAAAGTCAGAGATCGGTCGCTGAACCACGCCCTCGATGGCAACCACCAGATAGTTGGCATTAAGATAGGCACCGCCAGTCAGTGTGAAGTCACCAGTAGATCCGGTCCCGGTGAACTCCCAGCTTTGGGGGATACCAGCAACACCGAACTCCGCGATGTTATCGACGTAGTCCTTGGTAGCCGCATCATCCGCAGTGTCTGGTGATTCAACATTAGAGATCCTCTGGTTGGACCCACCACGGGTAGCAGTCCACACGCCAGCCGCAGCATCCCACTGGAGATACTCAGCGTTTGGGTTGATGTCCCCGCCGTCATCCTCTTCCAGAGCTTCCTGAATCAGATACCAGACTTGCTTCTGGTTGAGATCCATCTCCGTCTCAGTGATGGCCCCGAAGGACTTGAAGTCCACCGCTCGGGCACTGTATTGACGGGGGGTGACCCGGCGGATGCGGACCTCATCACCACTAGGGGGAGCCGTGGTAAAGACGATGGCCTCGTTCACTACTTCATAGTCAGTGCCTTGATCTTGGGCTACACCATCGACAGTGACCGTGATATGGCTGGGGTCAATGTAGTTGAAGAGTGTGCCGAAGTTGGTGGTAGAGCCGTCGCCATTGTAGAAGGCATAGCTCAGTCCGCTATATGTTGGGGTTGCCATGTTTGGTTATCTCAAGGGGTTGGGGTCTAGCCGCCCATCAGGTCCAGAATCTCATCAGCAGAGGCACCGCGCCGCTGCCGTTGCATAATCAATCGCCGCTTGGAGGTTTCCTCTTGGAGTTGGGGAAACTCGTTGAGCACCATCTTCTGAGCCCGACGACGATACTTATTGACTAACTTGCGGATCTCCAAAACTCGGGGGCTGGTAAATCCAGACTCCCGATAGCTTTCGGTGGGAAGCGTCTGATACTTTCGAGACTTTATGAGCCTCTCTACAGCAGAGCGGAGCTTACGCCCCCCAATACTGACTTCGCTAGTCAACTCCTGCCAGCGGTCGTAGGCCGATTGGCCCTCTGCGGTATAGAAGTCCCGCAGATCCACGCCGAATCGGTTAGGGTCTGGTTCGTTCATGGGATACATCAGGGTCTCAATCTCCTTCTCGATGGCCCCGCTGCCCACCGTGTTGATAGAGATGGGCAGCATGTAATCCACCCAACCGGCAGTCTGGGCCATGCCCTTACTCATCATCTTGCGAGACAAAGGTTCCCCCAAGAAGTTCCGCTGTTTGTCCATCGTATCGCTCAGGAAGGGCACCCGTCGTTGGACGGAATCCATGATACTGTAAGACTCCTTTAGAGTAGGGTCCATCGCAGCACCAGCACCAGCGATTACGTTGGGAACCACGGTGCCAGCCAAGCGGCTCGCCAGCTTGCTTAAGTAGCGATCTGGGTCTTTGACGGCACCCGCCAAGTCCACCAGACCAGAGATGTAGCTCTTGTCCGAGATGTTTCGCATGACCGACAGCGTTGCGGCATAGGAGAGATCAGAAAGATCCTGATCCTTGCCCGCATAGCGCGATAGATCGCTCATGTCACCAATGAAGCCCAGCATACCGCCCAGGGGGTCGAGCCGCTGGAAGCTGACGAAGGTATCCCCAACCCTAATGCTATACGCTTGCCAACCAACGGAGCGGAGCGCCTTCTGGGCTTCAGGATCTTGCGGCCCCTTGCCAGTGATAACT